TTCTTCCGTCCGTCCCCGGTAATGGGGATCTGCTTTCCCGAGGCGATACCCGCTTTGCGGAACTCGTCCATCAACAAGTCCTGAATGAAATTGGACTCCATGTAATACCGGACGGGCGTATCCCCCACAAAGTCGCTTATCTCGTAATGCCACCCCACCATGACTGACACCTTCGTCTGGTCGGCGTAAGCCTTTATGACATGGAACTTCCCCTCTTTGGTCAGCCCCACCAAAAGCGTGGCCTTGAAGTCGTTTTTCGACGACGATTTGAACGACGGGTCGGTATAAGAGACGATTGCGCGGTATTCCCGCAAGGGAAGCATCTTGCCGTAGCGGATATACTTCCGCTCGAAAACGGACCCTTCGTCCAGCGGGTTGTTCATGTATTCCTTTTGAAAGCGCCGTTCGCCGACTTCCACCCGCAGGTCGTTGATTTCCGACAGTTGGTAATTCTGCCACCAGGACGGTTTCCCTTTTTTGTCGAGGGCATTCACGACGGTATGGTAAAAGTGGGGGCGCGCGGCCATTTCCCCGAGAATGGAATATTGGCCGATGCGGTTTCCAACCAGGACGAACCGTCCCCGTCCCATGGCCATGGTGCCGATGAGTGCGCTCAGGCACCAGTCGACGGCTTCGTCCACCCTCCGGGGGTTGCGGCACATCTCATCGTCGTCGATGTCGTCGATGCTGATGTAATTCACCCGCAGCCCCCGCCTTTTGATACCGCGCGGCGATTGTCCGCGCCCGAGGGCGATGAACATGGAACCGTCGGCGCAGACGAATTCCCCGTCCGTCCAAAGGCCGTCCGTTTTCTGCCTTCCGAAATCATGCAGAAACAGGTCATTCCCCTCGAGCTCCGCCTGCAAGTCGGACAACAGCCGCCGGGCCATGTCCGCACTCTTTGACACGAGCACCATGATCATTGGCTCGGGGTTTTCCTGTATTTTCAGCCAAAGCGGAATCATTAACGATATGTGTGAACTTTTCGCATGGCCACGAGCCCATTCGAATACGCACCGTGCGCGTGGATTGTTTTTTATGTATTCCGCCGCTTCTATCTGGAACTTCCCGCATCGGGAGGTCGCCAAATGCGGGAAATAGGCATGCACGAAAAAATCGTAATCCTCCCTGGCCCGAGCCATGCGCGATGCACGTTCCGCGTCTGTACCCTTAGGTATGACGGACGTTATGTTCCGTATCTCTTGAAGATGTTTGGCATAACGTTCGAGCGCTTTTTTATATCTCTCTTTTTCTCCGGCCATCATGTCTCGTTTGAGGTGATATATTCGATATATTTCCTGTGGAAGCCGGTAATCGACTCGAGCATTTCGGGAGACAGGCGCTTATCGACTTCCGCCCGTTGCACCAGCCAGCGGTCGAGGGCGATGACCACGTCGATGACCGTCGCCCGGGTAACGGTCTTGGCGATACGTTCGGCCGCCGCCATGATTTTGACCAGGTTGTCCGAGCACTTGGTGATCGTCCCTATATCGGTATTCCCGTTCTCGATATTCGAGATGATGAGTTCCGACATTTTACGGGCCGCCGCCATCATGGAGTTGGCCAGGGCAAGCGTCGAAGTGTTCTGCTCCTGCTTTTTCTTGTCCCATTCCTCTTTTCCCGCCCACCGGCTTACCGTTGCTTCCGTGGTGCCCACGGTCCGGGCTATCGATTTCTGGGATTCCCCGCTCATGAAAAGCCGGAAAGCGTATCCTTTCCGTATTTCGATTTCTTGTTTGGTAAGAGACATTCGGAATATCTTTTTAATGCAAAAGTCGCTTTCAAACGGCGGGTGTCAAAAAAGAGTGTACAGAATGTCCACACAATTTGCCGGGGCGGAAACCTATTGAGATTTTTGCCGGAAAACAGCGGGATAGAGCAGAGGCAGCTCGCGAGGCCCATTACCTCGAAGTCGCGGGTTCGAATCCCGCTCCCGCCACAAACCATTTTTGAAAGATCCGCCGGGAGCGGCAATCCGGCTGATAACCGAGGGAACTGTCATACGGGGGTGAGTTGCCGCCCTGCCAAGCCCCCGTCCTTTTATAAAAACAATGGCAAAAAGACTTATCTGGACAGACGAAGAATTAAACAGTTACGGTTTCCGGGTACTGACATCGGGCATCGACCTGACGCGCTTTGAAAAGAACCCCGTGATGCTGTTCAACCACCACCGCACATTGTACGGTAAGAAAGACGAGATACTTCCCATCGGCATTTGGAAGAACTACGGGGCCGGGGAAGGCGGCATCATGTCCGGTGAACCCGTTTTCGACAAGAAAGACGATTTTGCGGCCAAGATAGCGGACAAAGTGGAAGGCGGTTTTTTGAAAGCCTGCTCGATCGGAATCCGTATCATAGAGGTGAGCGAAGCCCCCGAGCACCTTAAACCCGGACAGACCCGGGCGACGGTAACGAAATGCGAATTGCGCGAGGTGTCGATCGTCGACATACCCTCCAACCCGAATGCGGCGGGCATCGTCCTTTACGACGACAATGACCGGGTCATCGAATTATCCGACGAAAGGGAGTGCCCCGTTCGTCTTATTCATAAACAAACAAATCATAAGCCAATGAAAGAAATTGCTTTGAAGCTCGGGCTGCCTGAAAACGCCGGGGACGCGGAGGTGTTATCCGCCATCACCCGGTTACAGGAGAGCCATAAACAGGAAATCGCCGCCCTGCAAGCGGCGAAAGAGAAAGCCGAGTCCGAAGTGAAACGGTTGTCCGAAGAAAAGGCCGCCGGGGAGAAAGCCGAAGCCTCCGCCCAGGTGGAGCAGGCCATAAAAGAAGGGAAAATCCCTGCCGACCTGAAAGAGACCTACTTGAAGCTGTTCGAGACCGATTTCGCGAATACCCGTAAGATTCTCGGAAGCATGCCCGCCCGGCAGAGCCTGCGCGGGAAAATCGCCGACGGCGGGGAAGGCGAAAGCCTCGCAAAGATGACGTGGGACGAGATCGACCGTTCCGGCCGTCTGTCGGAATTGAAAGAGAAGTACCCCGACCTGTACGAGAGAAAGTACAAAGAGATGTGTTCAACGCTAAACATTCAAAATTCATAAAATGGCATTACAAGTTCAAATCTGGATCAAATCCATTATCGAAAATCTGTTTGCAGACAATTCCTTCGCTTCCAAATCGGTGGACCATTCGGAATTCGTAAACGAGAAGACGGTCCATGTACCGAATGCGGGTGCGGCGCCTT